TTATCGGCCGCGCTCTGCATCTTATCCGCAGCAGTCTTAGCCCAGCCGAAGCCGGGGATATCGGACAGGCCGCGAAGGAAGGATGCGATACCGCCAGCGATGGAGGCGAAGCCGCCAACGATCCATCGGATAATCGGGGCAATGATGCTATTCCACAGCCAACGCCAAGTGGCCGCGAGGGAACTAACCATGATCTTCCAAAGAGACTGGAACCACGTAGTCTTAGTGGCAATGATGACGATAGCGCCAACCAACAGCCCGACAGCGAGAACGACCAGCCCGATAGGGTTAGCCGAAAGGGCAGCATTCATAATCCACTGAACAGCCGCCCAAGTCTTAGTCATAGCCGTAACAATCTTGGTGCTACTAATCATCTTCATTAGACCGCCGGCCGCTTGCACGTTCATCACTACAGCGTGAGCCTTAGTGACAGCCATTAGCACGCCCACCGCAACACCGGCAGCGACAACAGCCGTGCGATGTTCGTTAAGCCAACCCGTGACAGATACGCCCGTGTTCCACATCGTCACAAGGGCATCCTTGATTGTGATAAGAACAGCCTTGAACGTACCTCCCGCGCCAGTCCCGTTCTGGAACTCAGTCACAAAGTTCTGAACAGCGCCAACCACGTTCGTAATCATCGTGCGCAACTTGCCACCCGCACCCGTTCCCTTTTGGAACTCAGTAACGAAGTTCTGCACAGCCGGGCCAATCTTGGTAGCGAAAAAGTCAGCCACCTTAGTTAGCACCGGAAGTAGCATCGTCCCCAAGGAACGCAGCGTGTCCATAACGGAATCCTCAGCACGGGCCATAGACCCGGCAAAGCCGCCACCAGCCGCCTTAGCAGCCCCGCCAAACTGTGTCTCTAGTTCCTTAAGGATGATCTTCTGTGCGCCCATAGTGTCGCCAGACTTGACCATGGCCTTAATCGACTTTTTCTGTGCATCGGTGAACTGAATGCCCGCCTTGCCCATAGCCGTTAGACCCTTGACAGGATCATTAAGCGCCTTGCCAACCATGGTGGTTGCGCCCTGCAAGTCAGTGCCGAGAGCGGTAGACAGGTTCAAAGACGCTTTAGTCGCCTGATTGAAGATGTCATTACCCTTGCCCTGCTCATCACGAATCTTCGTGAACGTCGCTAGGACGTTCTGACCGTTAATGATTAGAGTCTCATCGACACCGGACAGCGACTCTAGGGCACCCGCCCTAGCCTGAATACCGGACACTGACTGGTGCGCCACGTTGCCCGTAGACTTCAGCACCGCAGCAGTCTTAAGCCCTAGCGTCTGATACGCGGCAGCATCCTTAACGCCCGTGACCATGGCAGCGCCGACAGCGACAATGCCGCCCACAGCGCCCACACCGAGCGCAAGGCCGATACCCTTACCCAACTTGCCCATCTTGCCAGCAAGCCCGTCAGCGGCAGAGCCGGTGTCCTTAAAGGCTTTCTGACCACTCTTCGAGTCGCCAACGATCGTGACCTTAAGAGTGGTGTTTCCACTACCCATCGTCCCGCCTACTTTCACTCATCACGATTAGGAATATGCGATACTCCGCAAGCGTCAGCGACTTAACGTCACTGAGCGTGAATGAGTAGAACCGGCAAAGGTGCGCGTAAGTCCTCAGCCGCTCGTCTCTTTTGGGTCAGAGCCGTTATCGCTCTCAGCCATTTCGATAGCGGACACCTTGACGTTACGTGCGTCATCGACGGTGAACGAAGGATCGGTGCGACGCTTGCTAATCCAGATGAGAGCCTTAAGCGCCTTAGGCGAAAGGTTGACCTCTTTCTCCGGTCGTCCCTCAGCGTCAAACACAGTCTTACCCTCGTCGTCCTTAACGACGGTATGCTTCAACGCGCTAACGAACGAGACGCCAGCGACAGTCTCGAAATCCTCAAGGTCACCAATGGTGAACTCGTCTTCGTCAACGGTAAGAATAAACTTGTCAGTGCTCATGGTTTCTTTTCTCTCTCTCAGTTAAATGCGTCTTGAACAGACTTCATGATTGCGTCCACGTAATCCTCTTCGACTAGGGCCTTATTTTCCCTAATCGTGGGGTAGACGAAGTAACCCGCCCCACCCGAGAATGGGTCAGCGGAAGCGTTACCGCGCCATTCCTTGAACTGTCCGTAACGCTTAGACCCGAACTCAGCGCCGTAGAAGAACGCGGTTCGTGCGCCACCAATAAGGGCAGCAGAGTTAACAGACTTGGACGCCCGGAGGGAGGCAGACGCTTTAGCCGCCTGCCTACCAACCCCGGACGCCTTGCCCTGTGCCTTCTCGACAAACTGTGAAGCAATCTCAAAGTTCGCCTGCTTAACCTGCTTATCTAGTTCCGGTGACGCCTTCCGAATCGACTTCATGAATCGGGCCAAGTCTTCAGACGCCACCGAATTAGACATGCTCAGGCAGTCGCGTCAGGGGTGATAATCGTGACCGTGACAGGGGAACCCCCGGCAGCGGGCGTGAGGCCCGTACCGGTCATTTTCTGCTCTAGCATTCCCTGACCACCGATGTTCACGGTTGCGTCATCGAAACGGCACGCGGGCACATCGACCTGCACGGAATGCAGCGTGTCCGGGGTCTGCCACTTCATCGACACAACAGCGAGGACACCCGAAGCGGTAAGGGATGCAACCCTCTGCTCGTGCGCGACCGACTGGAACTCACCGTTAAAGGAAACCTCGACATTACGAAGCGCATCCTCTAGAGGCTCCAACTTAGTTGTGCCGTTAGCACGAATGCCGTAACGGTCAACCTTCAATCCGTTGTCGCACTTAACGGAAACGTCCTTAGCGTCAAACGGAGTGCCACCGACAGTGACAGTCGCACCGACGAACGAGAGCAAAACACCAGTCGTCGGATAGACGACAGTTGCCTTGGCGTAAGCGCCAGCACCCGCACCGATAGTCTCCTTGGCGAAGTCGAACGTAAGCGCGAGCATAAGCAAGCCGTCAACAGCGTTGCTCAACTCCCACGATGCGACCTTGCCACCCTCATACGTGTAAACGTTGTCAAGGCCGGTGGAGTCCACGCGGTTAGCCTGAGCGGTGAACGACTTACCCTTAAGCGGGCCGACAGTCGCGGCATACGTCTTAGGCGAAGTACCCGTGGGAGTGACAGTGCCGAGCATATGCTTCAGCCAGAACGCATAGCCCTGATTGATAACCTCAGACTCCATGTCCCCGGCAGCACCCTTAGGGTTAGGGACGAAGCGGTCAGCACGCGCAGCGTATGTGCCATTACGGAGTCCCGCGGACTCGATACGCTCATACTTGCCATTAATGCTTTCCTTGGTCAACTCATAGAACTTAGTGACCGGGAGGCCCGTTCCATAAGCAACCTCGTCAACGGCACCGAAGTAACCGTCAAAGATTGTAGCCATTACTCACTCCCCTTCTCGGAGGTAGAGAAATCGTCGCGGGCAGTGAGAGACAAACCCAACTCTTCAGAAACCTCGACAGGCTCACCGTTCGGGAAAGCCAAACCGCTAGGCAGGCTCACCGACTCGAAAGGCCCGCAGTAGAAAACGGTCATTAAATCCTCACATCGCTAACGCGTATAACGCCTTCCCATTGCGCTTCTGACGCATCGGGGAGGGGTTGGGAATTAAGGCTTGTCGGAATCAAGGCGACACCGGCAACAGTCAAACCGCCAAGGGAAACGTCAGCCCTGAGGGCATCCTCGATCAGATTGACCCAATCAATAACAGCAGCCTCAGCCTCAGGGCAGGAACGCCCCGAAGCCTTATAGTTGACTAGGACAGCGACAGTGAATGTCTCGGAGCGCCTACGCGCCCCAATGGCAGCCCATTCCGTCTTGTCGTAAGCGATACGACCGACCATGCACCACGCAGCCTCAGGGGAGCGCACAGGGCCATACGTGACCCCGACGGGCGTACCCGTTAGAGCCGTGTCGATGAGAGCCTTAATGCGCGTCTTAGCGGTCAGCGCCTTAGTTCCCATTAGGCCACGCCCGGAGGATTGATTGAGTAACGCTTAAGCGTCGCGTCAACCTCAGGGATGCCAGTCTCAAACCCTGCACGGCCAGCCGTAGCCAACTGATAGTTACCGCCTTCCGCGGACTGGAAGGAAGTAGCGCGGTCAGGGATGCCCGAGTCACGCTCTAGGATCAGCGTGCGACCACGGATAAGAGCGACGCGCTTAACGTCTGAAGGAACAGCCGTCATGCCGTACTCATATTCCACAGTGATAGTGCCATTGACTGAAGCGCTATCCGCGATGACGCATTCACCGCTGAACTCATATCCGATCGTGGACACGTCAAGCGCCGTAGTCGAACCATTCAGATAGGCAGCGACAATGCGGTAAGGCTCAACCTTATCTAGATAGAATCGGCCGGCGAATACAGGAAGCGTCTCAATGGTGCCGCGTAGTGTAAACGCCCTACGGGTAATCATGTAAAACTCGTCCTCGACAGCGCCGCGAACGTCCTTAATCTCAGCCGGGGTGAACCGCGCAGCATCGGTGAGCACGTCGTCAGACGCACGGAAAGCGGGCACGCCATACAGCCACCCGGCAGACATCTCGACCAGCACAGCCGTAGTGATGGGGGAACCGGCGAGCGTGCCAGTAGCCGTGACCGTGTAGACGCCTAGGCGGGTCTGTGCGGGCATGGAATAGGTGTAGGCGCCAGCCGTACCGGTTGCCGCTCCCGTGGTCACAGAGAGGCCGTCAGGGCCACTCACGGCGACGCTAGGCGCAGCGGCCAGAGTGAGCGGGCCGTCCTCACCGTCAAACGTTATGGGGATCGTGTTAGGCACGCCCCGTGAAGCCTTAATCATGGTGACCCTTTCGACACACCGAAAGCGCCCCCCGCCCAGCCGTTAGGCCAGAGCGAGGGGCAAACAATCAGTTAGGCTCACGCCTGCTTGAAGTGCTTAACCGCAGCAACGTCAGACAAGAGGAAGCCACCACGCCAGTTGACCTTGAAGGCCACAACGTCGCGGTCAAAGCCGTACTCGTCAGAGCGGGTAACGCGAACGTCGCCAACCTGACGAATGATGAACTTGGACAGGTCACCGAAGAGGACCGACTTAAGGCCAGTCGTCGCGGCAGGCATGTTATAATCCGTCTTGAACGGACGCGCCAACAGCGAATCGGCGTAGCCACCCGAGAGGGTAGCGTCCTGCCACATGTAACGACCCTGCGAGTCCTTCAGCGACTTACGAAGCAAAAGGGCCGTCGAGTCGTTCGCAATCCACGTACCGTTGTTACGGTAGGAGGAAACGAGCGAGTGATAAGCGGTGAGCAAGTCGTCAGCCGTAATGGCAGCCGCACCGGCGAAGGTGCCACCGAGAGGGGCACCAGCCAAGAGGGCCGTCATAGCGTTAGTCGCAGCAAGACGACCCAACTCAATACCGGCATCCTCAGCAATCATCGAAGCGATGTCAAGCGAGGAATCGTCAACCAATTCCTTCGACACCTCGACAATGACACCATACTTGCTAACCGTCGAAGAAACGATCGACGTAGAAAGGTCCGACTTGGAATAGGTAGCCGCGGTGCCAGTAGCAGCGGCCTCAGCCACAGCGCCGGGCACAACGTGGTTACCCTTAACGGGCCAGTCCATCGGCTCACCCGAAGCGGTCGTGATGACCTTAGCGAGAGAGAAGATCGGGCTCTGCTCACGCAGCGCCTCAATGACGGTCGGAACGAACGTGCGAGCAACCGTGTTACCTGCGTTCGTCGCGGTAGCGACAGTCGCGTTACGCATTTCAGCGTCATTCGTCTTGAACGAAATCTCTCGCTTCTCGCCACGGACCAGCGAGCGCAACTCGTCGTTAGCGTCCGGGCCAGTCTTCTCGTCAACCGGGGCAGGGATGAAAGCGATAGTCGCAGCCTTGGAGCGCAACTCCGACATCGCAACAGCCTTCTCGCCAGCCGTGACGTGAGCGCGAGCCTCAGCCTCGAAACCGTCAACCGCGATAACCTCATCGGCGGTCAGCGAGCGAGCCTCAGTCTCAGCGAGAGCAATGAGCGCCGAGCGCGACTCAAGCGCAGCGAGCGCAAGTGCCTTGTAATCCATAAGATATAACTCTTCTCCGCCCTGAAAATGGGCATAAAGAAAGCGCCAACCGGACGGCAGGCGCTTGGGTGTTGCTATTTAACTAGTGGATTACTTCCGGCTAGTCGCGTAAAACATTGCAAGCCTAGGGTCACTAGGCATATCCGAACGATAGTGAGTGATTGCCACCGGCTCAATTGTCGGAAGGATAATCTTGTTCACGTCAGCGATAGTGTCAGCCTCGACACCACGCGACTCATTGAAAGCCGCAAGGGCACGAGAGGTAATCCCGCTAGACGCATCCAGATAAGCCGGGTACGTGACAGGCGAAACGTCCATAAGGTGAACCTCTAGCAGCGTGCGGAACAGCAAGCCGGGGTTAACCTCATCCTCTGCCCAATCATCCTTAATGGTTCGGAAACCAAATGAGGACTGATTAATGTCTCCCCGCTCTAGGCTGATAGCCAAGTCGCGGGCATAAGTCTGCTCCCCCAAATCCACCTCATAGTGAAGGCCGGTTGAGTCAACAGCGAGACGCAAAGTCTGAGAAGTGGAGCGACCCAGCACGAAGTTAGGATCATGGTTAAGCAGCGCCCTAACGTCGGCACCATCCTTGATCGTCTTAGTGAACGCGGACGATGCAACCTCTTCCGTGAAGCCGCCCAGATTCTCAGAGCGCGAATCGAACACAGACGCGTAACCCTCTAGCACGGGGCGACCGTCAGTCGCCTTACGCAATTCACACCGGGTGTCAAGCCACCGGCGCTCTAGGACAGTCTTACTCATGGGGTGTTACTACTTCCTTGGTCGTCCACGACCGAATCGTCTACGGTGTCGCCAGTGTCGGCAGGGTCAAGCGCA